ACCGTGCACTTAAGAACAATCTTAAGTTCTACGCAGGTACAGACGTATTCGGTGGAATCGTTAAGAATAACGGTACACTTGCTGATGCAGTTGCTGAAGCGTTTGCTGGACAAATTCCAGGAAGCACTCAAGCAAACCGTCAGTCATACCTTGATGGTATCGGACAGACATTCGGTGGAGCACGTACAACTCGTGTTCTCGGAATCGAAGTTCAGGAAGTTCCTTACTACCCAGCAGGCTATGTCGACTTGACATTCCCAGCAAACCGTGTATGGGGATTCCAAAGAGACATCACTGTAAACCGTGAATACGTAGCAAAGAAAGACACGATTGAATACACAGTATTCGTTCGCTTCGGACTCCAGTTGGAAGAAGAAGACGCCATTTCTTACGCAGATGCTGCAGCAGACGCATAGTCTGTAACCAGTAACCTTTAATGGGGGGCGGGAGTTCACTCTCCTGTCCCCCTTAATACTTTAGTGATATAATACAAACAAGGAGGATACAATGGAAAATAATGATAACGAAATGCGATCAATACATGAATTTGTAGAAGAGCCAGCACAAGAGCCAACACCTGCACCAGAGCCAGTACAGGAGCCAGTACAGGAGCCAGAGCCAGTTGCTGAAGCAGTTGTTGAAGCACCAGTTGCCGAGGCAGTTGTTGAAGCACCAGCAGTAGAAGAGCCAGTACAAGCACTAGGATTTACAGCAACGGGAGCAATTGGATCAATGGCAGCAGACGGTCCTAAGAAAACTGTCAAAGTGGAAGGTCTTGGAGACAAGGTTGCTATTCACTCAACAAAAAGCGTTTATTGGTCAGAAGTCGGGTCTGTAACGAAGGGTTACAATATTGTAACAAAGCAACAGGCAGACAAGTGGTTAACTCGCAAACATGTCAGAATTGCAGCACCAGAAGAAGTCAAGAAGGCTTTTGGTTTGTAAAAATGGAAATATTGAGGGTTCCGCCATACGCTAATATACCAGTTATATACACAATCCCTACAAATATAGTGGATGAAGATGTGACTGTTACTGTTACCGATTTGGCGGACCTTTCAATTTCTACATTAGAATTTGATGAACTTTCAACGGGAGACACAGTAACAATAAATCTTCCTGGAAGATATGACTCTGATTACAGAGTAGAAGTTCTTATTGACGGAGATATTGTCTCTGATACTACATACGAAATAGTTAGACCATATGTAAATCCAACTACAAAGGGAGATACAGCCTCAGAGATTTCTGCCTATGCAGATAACGAAGGAATAGCAAGGTCAATTATTGACTCAATAGTTGGAGAAGGATTTTATTATAAGAAAAAGGTTTTGAATTTTACAGGAACTGGATCAGACTACCTACCTATCTGGGATGATGTAAAAAAGGTTTTAACCGTATATGAAAATAACAAATTGGTAACAGACAGACAGTACGAAGTAACATCAGACAAGACAGCAATTGTTGAAAAGTCAACAGACAACATTAATCGTGCAGAGTCAGCCCCACTAGTATTGCCATCAGCATCTTCTGATTCTCTAGATCCACAGTTTATTTATAGAGGGTTTGGAAAAACTTGGGACTACAGAATCATAGTTGAATATGGACATACATCTGTTCCATCAGATATTGTTAAGGCAACAGAGATGCTTGTCCATGATATAGAGTGTGGCAAGTTAGATTATTACAAGAGATTTATTTCTTCATACAACACAGATCAATACAGAATTCAATTTGACAAAGGTTTATTCGAAGGAACAGGAAATATACTTGTAGACAAGATACTCTCGAAGTATACTAAGTCTATTACAAAACTTGGGGTGTTGTAATGACAATATGCGAAACTCCAGACTTTATGTTTCCAATGCAAGCCTCTCTTTATCATCCAATTGTTGAGCAGGGCGACTTTGGAGCAATTAAAAAACAATGGGTTTTAGATAGAACTTTTGCTTGTAGTTTTTCTTCAGGAGGATCAGCCTTTAAAGAAGAGGTAAAGCCAAACGTAAATATTACACAGAACTCTATTTTAGTCGGAAGAACAAAATCAGACATTAGAATATCTTCTAGAGACAATAAAAACTCTTTAACTAACATATTAGTAACAGACATAAAAGATCAAGAAGGAAATCTAATATATATGGAAACCTCTGGCCCAAGATCTGGCAAGGGAACACTGTTTGAAATAGCCACCTACGAACCATTTGTGGGACCGTTTGGTGTTGTAGATTCATACAAGTTAATTATCAGAAGATCAGAAAATCAAACAGGTGATGTATGAGAGCAGTATTTAATTCTATGCAATTTAAAAAAGATATGAGCAATATTGTTGACTACTCTGTTGGATTTTTAGAGGGCATTCATAGAGGTAAAACTGTATTCTTAAAAACATTAGGACTAGAAACAGTAGAACTTATGAAAGAATTTATAGACTCAAATGCCAGGGTAAATCCAGAAATGTTACATCATATTTATGAGTGGCATCAAACAGGAAGCCCAAGTGCAAGACTATATGACATATCGTATACCACAAGCCAATTAGGGCTATCTTTTAAATCATCTTTTAGCCAGTCTACATCAATTAAAAATGGATCAAGAACTCCATTTTACGACAAGGCAAGGATTATGGAAGAAGGAATTCCAGTAACAATTAGACCAAGGCTTGCTCAGGTTTTAGCGTTTGAAGACAATGGAGAAATGGTGTTTACAAAAAATGAAGTTAGGGTTGACAACCCTGGAGGAACTGCAGTAGAGGGTGGTTTTGAAAAAGTGTTTGACATGTTCTTCAACAGATACTTTTCTCAGGCATTCTTAAGAGTAAGCGGAGTTGCTAAGTATCTTGAGAACCCAATAGTTTACAAAAAAGATATGCCAGCAGGAAAAAGAATGGGCAGATCAAAAGGAATTTCAACAGGCTATCGTTGGATTGCTAATGCAGGGGTAGGTGCATAATGACTGCAGTAATACATCATCCACCAACAATTATTAATAAGTACCTTGCAGCAAAACTTAATATGGAAGATTTTAGTGGAGCAGCATATTTTTTCCCAACACTTCCAACACAAATAGATTCTTTGACTGAAACATTTCCAGACAGCAATGGTGTTTTTGCTGTATATGACAGAATGTTTAAAATGAGAAGAGTTCCATTCCCATATATAAAGTGTGAACAACTTCTATACTATTTTTATGCAACTGGTGATGATGCACAAAAGAAAATGATAATTACGCAGCAAAAGGTGAATGATCTTTTAGACTATGCAGATGATTCTGCAAAAGAGGTAAACGAGTGGGCAGCAGCAAACCAGAGTGAGTGGAACGCAGAGTCTAAAGAGTGCTTTTTCCACAACTTCAAGATCTATCAACTTGAAGAAACCAGGGATATTATAGACTTTGGCACAGCCCGTACTTATGCGGGGAATAAAATCATCATAGACTACGACTGGCACCCAGTAAACCCATAATAAAAAGGCAGTATAATTAGGATGAGGAAACAAGCCCTTTTTTAATAAAATGAAAGAGGTGAAAAATATGGCATACAGCCGTGGTTCAAGTAGTAACATCATCGTAGGTGCAGCAGCACTATTTACGCATGATGCAGGTCCAATCGGACTTGACAGCGCAGGAAAGATTACTGATACTCAAGCAGGAACAGATCTACCAGCATTCACTGCATCCGCAGATTCCTACAAAGATACATTGTCTGAAGACAGTGCATACACAAACGTAGGCTACACATCAAATGGTTTGGAACTCGCATTCCAGCCTGATTTTGGTGAAGTAGCGGTAGACCAACTTCTCGACGTTGCTCGTTTATTCAAGCAAGGTATGACAGTTAATCTAAATACATCTTTCGCAGAGGCAACACTAGAAAACCTTCTAGTAGCAATTGCAGCAGATGACACAGATCTCACATCAGCATCAAACGTTTCACAACTCAAGATGTCTGCAGGAGATATTGGTGACGTTCCGTTGGAGCGTGGCCTTGTCGCAGTAGGTCCAGGATCTGGTTCCGCTGCAACACCAAAGGAAAGAATCTATGTTGCATACCGTGCACTCTCAATTGAGAATGTTACAGTATCAGCAAAGCGTGATGAGGCTTCAATGTTTGAAGTATCATTCCGTCTTCTTCCAAACGATGACGCATCATACGGTAGAATCGTAGATCGTTCTCTAACAGCATAATACAACTTAATAGGACTAGCCCAGACCCTTGAAAGTCTGGGCTTTTCCATTTCCATTTGGTATACTTATATAATGGCAACAAGCATTTATGAAAAAATAAAGTTTAGTCTTATAGACGGTACAGTCATTGAGTCTGGACCTCTTAAAATAAAATATCTTAGAGAGTTTTTAGAAATTTTTGAAACAATAAAAGAAGCAAAATCAGATGATGAGTCTATATCTGTTTTAGTTTCTTGCTGTTTAATAGCAATGAAACAGTATGCTCCACACATCAAAACCTTAGAAGATGTTGAAGATAATTTAGATCTTCCCACCATATATAAAGTAATTGATATTGCAGCAGGAATTAAAATAAATCAAAAATCTGAAGAGCCAGTAAAATCTCAAGCAGTAGATAGCGGATCTTCATGGGAGACTTTAGATCTTGCAAAACTTGAGTCAGAAGCATTTCTTATAGGAATATGGAAAGACTACGAAGAATTAGAAGAATCTCTTTCAATGCCAGAACTTACAGCAACGATTAAAATCAAAAGAGAGTTAGACTACAGTGATAAAAAATTTGCTGCTGCCATGCAAGGAGTAGATCTTGACAAAAATTCAGGGAATTCGAATGCATGGGAAGACATGAAGGCCAGAGTGTTCAGTGGTGGCAAGGCTGTAGATGGAAACGATATACTTGCACTACAAGGAAAGAATGCAGAAAAGGCTGGATTTGGAATTGGAATGGGCCTTGATTACGAGGTTTACGAATAGCAAAAAATATGACTCCGCTATGGTATAATTAACTAAACCTTATAAGGAGGAATAGATGGCAACTGCCACAGAAGAAAAAACAGTAACTCTGATCGATGGAACCAAGATCAAGGTAAGACCACTTAAAATCTCACTACTTCGTCCGTTTATGAAGAAGTTTGAAGATATCGCAAAAGTAGCAGAAGACAATGAGAAGTCAATGAATCTGCTTATGGAGTGCGTACAAATTGCAATGCAACAATACAAGCCAGAATTGGCAGAAGACAAGGAAGCCCTAGAAGAAAATATGGACCTTCCTACAGTATACAAGATCGTTGAAGAGGCATCTGGAATTAGACTTTCAGACGCTACTCTACTTGGCAATCTTGTAAACAATTAAATAAAAAGAGGTGTTAATGGATGGCTGATGTTCAATCCA